ATGGCAGGGCGAAAAATCCTGCCATGTCCCCGCCCACCCCTTCTCCTTCTAGGAAAAACCAATGGTTGATCTTGTTCAAACTGACCGCGGCGACTTGGAGCTTGCGGGCGTGGGCGGAAGTGGTTTTGGCTTCCTCAACGCCGTCGTATCCTATCATCCGGCAAGCAACGCCACCAACGTTGCCTTCACCGCCGCCCGCGCATGTCGCGTGAAGGGTATTCTCGGCCGCGTGCAGGCCGCCGGCACGGATGGCGGCGCCGTCACTGCAACCGTGTTCAAAGCGCCATCCGGCACCGCCATCGCATCCGGCACAGCGCTGCACACCGGCACCTTCAACTTAAAGGGCACCGTCTCGACCAATCAGACGTTGACGCTCAGCACCACGAGTGCGGATCTCGACATTGCGGCGGGTGATACAGTCGGCGTGATCCTGACCGGCACCCTGACCGTGGCGACGGGCGGCATTACCATTTCCTTTACCCCCCGGTGATACCATGGCAAAGCCGGGAACTCCTGACTGGGGCGTGCTGGATATCTCTGGCACGCCTGTAAGTGCGACAACTGGCGGCGCCTCGGCGGTGCTGGCGTTACCCCTCAACGCGGCTGGCGTGAGGCCGCAATGGTGCTGGATCGCGACTGTGGCGGGCTCGTGCTACGTCATGCCGGGCCTTTCCGGCGCAACCGTCGTGGCGGGGGCGGGGTTGGTCGTCAACAACGCTGGCGTTCACATCCGCACGCGCGGCCATACCCACATTGCCCACATCCAGATCACGGGCGCGCAGACGCTCGTGGTTGTGCCGATGGAGGCGTGACGATGAGGGCGCTTCCTGTTGGTCGGTTTGCTGGTATCAGCGAGACGCTGCATTTCGATGATGGCGAGGATACGTTTTCGCTTCTGCGGAGCGAAGACGTGGAGCCCGTAATTGACGCCAACAAGGCGGCGCAGGCGGACGGCGATGGGTATTCTCCCACGCGCGAGATGCGCCACCTGGCCCGGATTCCGATGGTGGTTTATCTGGAATGGAACAGGCAGTTCGGCGTTGACGTGATGAAGCCGGAACATCGCGGGTTGCTCAAGCATCTTCTCAACGACCCGGATAACAAATTTCTTCGGGTGAGTGAGGGCGCGGTCTAATGGCAATTACCACCTACGCCGAGCTAACCGCCGCAGTGCGGGATTGGCTGGGGCGCACCAACGACACCGTTTATCTGACGGCCGCGCGCGTGGATGATATGGTTCGGCTGGCGGAGGTGGATATTTACGAGCGACTGCGTATTCGTGACATGGAGCAAAGCGCGGCGTTGACGATCAGCGCGCAAACGGTGGCGCTGCCGACCGGCTTCCTCGGCGTGCGGCGGCTGTATCTGGACGTTGATCCGCGCGTTGAAATGGACTTCATGGCGGCGCCGCATTTCTGGGCGGAATTCTCGGCCACCGTTACTGGCAAGCCCTATGCCTACACGATTGAGGGTGAAAACATCGTTGTCGGGCCGGCACCCGACAGCACCTATACCGGCCGTATTCTGTATTGGCGGCGGCTGCCGGCGCTGTCTGGTGCGCTGAATAGTTTATTCACCAATCAGCCCGATCTTTTCCTTTACGGCGCGCTTAGCCATGCGGCCGGGTTTACGAAAGATGCCGACGACCTGCCGGGCTACCAGGCGGCATTTGCGCGGGCTCTAGCGCGGGCTGATGCGAGTAACGAGCGTGACCGTTACGGCGGGGCTCCTTTGCGGATGAGGGTAGGATGAGCGGATATAATTACAACGGCCAAGGCACACCCAGCGCGGCGTGGACGGACCATATCAACAAGATCAACGCTTTGATCGCGGCCAATCCGGTGCAACGGTATACCCCGCCCGCCACGCCCGTTTCGACAATCAACTTGATGGGTGCACCGGATATCGCGGGGCAGATTATTGGTGGGCAGTCCGAACAGGGCGAGCGGGGCGGTAATACCGGCCTGAGTTCCTTCGACGGTCCGCCGGGAGATATGAATGCGCTGCTTGGCGACATGGCGCCATCGTGGGGCGGTGTTGGGCGCGGGCTTGGTAGTGTGGTGGGTGGACTGCTGGGTGGGCCGGTGGGATCCATTGCGCTGGGCTACCTCGGCGGCAAACTAGGCGGGATGGTTGGCGCGCCGTCTTTTGACCCGTCATATGGGCCGCAGGTGCCATCTGGTGAACCGGGTAGCTTCGGAAGTTTCGGCGGGCCGAACGCTGCGGCGGAAAGTTCTGCGGCGGCCGATGCTATGGGCGGGAATGCAAACGCCAATTCGGCGGGCGATCAACAAGCAGGCTACGGCTACTTTCAAAACGGCGGCTACACGGGCGCGGGCCGCGATGGCATCGTGCAGCCCAGCCGCCGCGCCGGCATCGTCCATGAGGGCGAGATAGTGCTCTCGCACCCTATGGTGCGCCGTATGGGGTTGCTGGGGTGATGAGCGGTGGCGCGGCGGCAATGGCAGGGGCGCCTGAATGACAATCATCCCGGTTGGTGACTTCCAGCCCGACAAGCCCGCATATCTTGGCACGCACGGCACGGTAGTGACCAACGTTTTCCCGCGACCTGATGGCAGTGTTGGGCCGCTGAAGGCGCGAGTTGATACTGGTGTTCCTCTTCTCGGCTCAGCGACAACCGCCATTATAGGACGCAGCGGCGATGGTGTTGCGCGCCTCTATGTTGGCGTGATGGAAGTCGGAGTGCTTGATTCCGGATCTATCCGCATTAAAAATGGCACGACGTTTACTAATCATGGCACCACGACTGTAGGCTACCCGACTTCGATGTTTCCGTGGAGGTTTTGCCAATTTGGGGAATTGATCGTCGCGACTAATCCCGTCAACGGCGTATTCTATCACACCATGGGCAATACAGGCGCATTCACGGCAGCTACCGGCGCTCCTGCCGCTGCCTTCTGTGCCACTATCGAGCCGGGTTTTTTGATGCTGGGCTACTTGAGTGACGCAAGCAGGTCATACCCGGCACGGCTACGGTGGGGTGCGATCAACAGCGCAACTGACTGGCCGCTTGTAGCCAGCACTGACGCAGCAAGCAAGCAAAGCGACCAGCAAGACTTGCCGAACGGCACCGCCATTACGGGCATCTTGTCGGCAGTTGGTGGCGCCGCTGGGGTGGTTCTAACCGAAACATCCGTATATCGTATGGAGTATGTCGGCGCACCGCTCATTTTTGCCTTTCGTGAAGTCGTGCGCGGAACCGGGAATCTTTGCGTTAACGGGTCAATTGCCATCGCTGGCGCGGCCTACTTCATATCGGAAACCGGGTTCATTCGGTTCGATGGTTCGCAAACCGCAGAGATCGGGTCAGGAAGGGTATCGGCGTTTTTCTGGTCGCAAGTGGACCGGGGTAATCTTCACCGGGTCAATGTCGCGCACGACCCTGTAAACAAGATAGTCATATGGGCATACCCTGGGCCGGGCTCGACCAATGGCAACCCGAACAGATGGCTAATCTATTCGTATGCGTCTGATAGATGGTCCTATGCCGACGACCCTGGGGTTGAGTGTTCTATCTTGTTTACAGGTTCGCAAGAAGGGCACTCAATTGATAATTATGACGCGCTATTCCCGCAAGGTATGGACGGCTCACCAAGCTTTTCCCTTGATGGAAGGACATTGAACGGCGGCGCACCACTGCTAGGTGCGTTCAACACCATCGGTGTTTATGCCGCATTTACAGGGGCTAACTTGACGGCAACCGTAGAAACGGGCGAAACCGACGCTTCCGGGAAGCGGCTATTCGTCACAAGTATTCGCCCTATGACCGATGCTCCAGCGCCGACTGCCGCTGTTGGCTACCGCGATGCTTTTTATGACGCTATCGCATACACGGCTGCGACCGGCCTTGAGGCAACAGGGACTTGCCCGCAACGCATTAATACCCGTTACGCGAGGGCGAGAATTTCCATCCCATCCGCTCAGTCATGGACATACCTTCAAGGCGCTGACGTGATGGTTCGTCCGGCGGGTAAGCGGTGAGCCATTTCCCACCACCGCCCGCCGACGCCGGGAGCGAAAGCCCGGCCGCACTGCGCCAGTTCGCGCGTCAGGTCAGCACAGCCGTGTCTCTGTTATTCCAGGGCAAGAGCAATAATGTTTTGACCTTCACCTGCACGGCCAACGCGGCCAGCACGGTGTTGCGTGATCCGCGTTTAACCATTGAGAGCTTCATGGGCTTCGATCCAACGACAGCCAATGCTGCTGCGGAACTTGCCGCCGGGACGCTGTATATTCTCACCGCCAATCGCAACAATCTGGTATGGACTATTACGCACGCCAATGCGGCGACGACGAATAGGACGTTCCGGGTTTTAGTGGTGGGATGAGTATGAGCGCCTTTGTGTTGCACGAAACGGCACCAAGTGATCCACAAGGCGGCTTGTCTATCACCGATGATCCACAAGCCCGCCGTGTTCCGCCGATCCTTATCCCCGATATATGGCACTATGTGGCGGGGAAGGTTGCGGCCGCGCCGCGCTATGCCGGC